CCCAGCTTCAACAAACTGCTTTCGAACGCGGATGGAATGTCGAAAGGCTCAAAGATACTTACGGCAATATCAATCTCCTGTCATATGCTGTTATTTCCGATAAGCGTGTTTCCGACTCCTGCCACCACATTTTAGTGAGTGTGGATATCCAGGTTGGAGCGAAGGTGTCCAAAAGGACAATTCTGGCAAACGTGATTTGCGAAGAAGCGCCATACAAGCCCTCACCAACAGGCAGGTGGGGAGTAAACCCGGTTTCGACAATGAGAATGCAGGAGGGTGAAATGATAGGCGGAACTCGGGGAATGTAACTAATTTTGGGGCTGCCGGAATTGACCGAGAACAGCACCGTGGATACCACTCCCCCATAGCTTCGGCGATTGGGCCCACGGGCCAGCCCCCTCGCTAGCCGCCTTCGGGCGGTTTTTTACATGGGAGTTAATTACAAGGAATCTCATGCCAAAACAAACCAATAAGTCCGGCATAAAACCCGGCGCGGGTGTCGATCCCGCCCTTGTAGAGCAGGTTAAGGCGCTCAAATCCCTCGGCTACACAGACCCGCACGTCGCCAAGCAGCTGGGGATGAGCGTCTCCACGGTCAGGCGGTATAACGCACGGGAAGACCTCGACCCCGCTTTCGAGGAGGCACGCGAGAAGAACATTAGCCGCTTTGTGGACGAAAACTGGAAGACGATACACGACCTCTCGAAGATCGTGGCGGCGGCGGCGAAGAGCGGGGATTACAAGCCTAAAGACGCGGCGGTTACGCAGGCTGTGCTCATAGACAAGATTGCCATGCTCACGGCGGGCAGGGATGAGCGCAGGACCACCACTACTGAAAAATTTGAAGTCAACGTGACGGTGATGGGGAAAGATGAACCTGAACATAACGGCGTCGGAGACGCAGGCGGACTTCATGTCATCGACTGCCCGGTACAGGGCGATGATTTGCGGGGTGGGAGCGGGGAAAACGTTCATCGGCTGCGAGCAGGCGGTGGAGACGGCCCTCAAACAGAAGTGCGACGGGGCGATAGTAGCATCGACATACAGGAACCTTCACGACTTCGTGATCCCGATGCTGACCCAAGAACTGTGGGAAGCGGCGGGGGTGCCTGACGGCTGGGATTATTGGTTTCCCCGCTTTAACAAGCAGCAGCTTATAGCCACTGCCCGAAACGGCTCGAAAATTTATTTGCGTTCCTGCGACCGCGAGCAGGACTTGCGCGGCCCGAACCTCGGATGGTTTTTCATAGACGAAGGCGCGAAGGTAAGCCTTAACGTCTGGAAGATCATGCTGGGCCGCCTCCGCAAGCCCCCGGAGCGCGGGTGGATAACGACTACCCCAAAGGGCCGCAACTGGATATGGGAGGAGTTCGCCAAGAGGCAGCGCCGCAATTACGAATATTTCACGGGTGCGACCGACGAAAACAAGCACCTTTCCCGCGACTACATCGAATCCCTGAAGGAATCGTACTCGGGCTCATTTTACGAGCAGGAGTTTTTAGGGGAGTTTATCGCGTGGCAGGGGCTCGTGTACCCGCAAATCACGGTAGAGGCGCACCACGAAGACGCGCCGGAAGACACAACCGGATACCGCTACGCGCTGGCGGGCACCGACTGGGGATGGGCCGATCCGTCGGTGATACTCGTGGGACTTGTGGGCGCTGACAACGCTTTCCACCTGGTCGAGGAGTTCTACCGCAACCGCACCCCGATTGAGACGATTGCGGAAGTGGCTCAAGCTATGCGCAACAAGTGGGGGGTAAGGACGTTCTGGTGTGACCCCTCGCGCCCTGAGTATATTCAGAAATTCAGAGAGGCAGGGCTTGATTCGCGCAAGGGGAAGAACGAGATCGACCCCGGAATCGCGGCGGTTACGCGGAAGATCGAGCAGGGGCTTTTCCACATAGACTTCAACGCTTGCCCGGCGACGGCGCGGGAGTTCGAGGTTTACCAGTACGCGGAAGACGATCACGGCAAGGTGCTGAAAGACAGGCCGATAGACAGGGACAACCACGCCATGGACGCGTTGAGGTACATGATTTATTCAAACGAGCGTCAGGGGTTTGCGGTGTCCAGAAGAGGCGGAAGATAAATGGGGCGTGAAGATTTTTACAAGGCGACCGCTATCGGGGATGAGCGCAGGCTGACCGATTCGCTGGCCCGTTCACTCATGCGGGATATTTACGGCACTGATTATCAGTTTTTGAAAGAGGAGGCGCTCAAGCGCATATCGGAGGTGAACGAGTTTTACCAGTACTACAACCTTGGCGACGAATCGCAGGGCACGGGGCAGTACTGGAACGTCACCGGCCTGGATTACGAGCCTACGATAATGCCCGTGAACCTCGCACGTTGGTTCGTGCGAAAGCGCACGGCGTGGCTTTTCGAAAATGCTCCGGACATCGAATGCCCTCCTGAAAGCATAGACAGGCCCGAAAAGATGGAGTCGGTCGATTATAAGCCTTCCGGCAAGCAGAAGAGGGCTAACGACAACGCGAGCGGGCGCGAGCGCATCCTGTACGGTTCGTGGAAGGCGAACAGCTTCGAAGAGCGCATCATGGAGGGTGCGCGTGATTACCTCATCGGCGGGACCTGCGCCCTTAAATTGAGGTACATCCCCTATCGCGGGATACTTTACCAGTTCGCGCCCGCTCAAGAGATATTCCCGATACCGGACGAAGAGAACCCGGACGATTTTTCCGCGATACACTTCGCGAGCTTCCTCGACAATACAAAGACGGTGTGGCGGCAAACATGGAGGCTTGCCGGCAATCCCCCGGATCAAAGGTGTTATTTGACCGAGGCTACATATGACCTCCAATTGAACCCGATTGAGGTCAAGCACAACGAAGTTGACACCGGGCTGGACTTTATCCCGGTTTTGATATTCCCGCACGAAAAGCTGACGGGCGAAACTTTCGGCACGTCTTATTTGAAGGACTTAATACCGCTCCTCGACCAGTACAACCGCTCGATGTCGGATTCCGCTGACGCGTTGCGTTTCAACCTCTTTGCCATCAACGTGCTTTTAAACGCGGCCCCCGACGCGCACAAAAACTTGAAGTTCTCGCCGGGCGAGGTATGGAACATATCAGGCGACGACGTGAAGGCCGAGAAGTTGGAGTCGGGCTTCAACTACGCGACCGCCCTCGACAACTTCCTGAAGCGCCTTGAGAACATGATGCACCTGCTCGCGGAGGTTCCCGACATAACGCCGGAGCACATAAAGGGTTTCGGGCTTGTTTCGGGCGTGGCTCTGAAGTTACTTTACTCCGACCTGGTATCAGCCACGATGCGCGACTGGCGGGTTTGGAAGTCACGCCTCGCGAAGGCTAATGAATACACCCTTCGCATGATAGAGACTTACGCGGGGAGCAAGGGCGCGGTTTACGACGCGAGCTCGATTGACGGCAATTATGAAAACAGGATTATCTGCCACCTGCCCCTGCCCGAAAATGAGGCTGAGAAGGTGGCGATAGAAGCGCAGAAGATGGCCAACAGCCTGCAAAGCGTGAAGGGCGCCATGCAGGAGTTAGGCGAAAAGTACCCCTTGCGCAAAATCGCCGAAATCATAGCGGAGCGCGAGCGGTTCCTCGACTCTGACACTTTCGGCAAGCAGTTGAATAAGAAGGAACGGGAGCAGTTATCAGGTGCTTAAGACGCGGCGGATCATGGAATATGACCGCGAGGGCAACCCAAAGCCCGGCGGCAAGCTCGTCCCTAATCAATCGCGGATGGTTGTCGAAATAGAGTTTTGCTCGAAATGCCACAAGGTGAAGAAGGTGTGTGATTGTGCCGTATCCAAACGAGCACTCCTGCCGCCTGCGTGATCCCGGCGACTTTCAGGCTAACTCATTCAGGCGGATGAGCATGACGCAGAAATCGACCGGCAAGCGCATAAGCGTAATAATCGGCAGGCTGAAAGGCGCGTCAAAAACGACCACGCAAGCACTCAGATACCCGGTTGGCTCATGGTCGGAGCCGGAGGCCCGCGCCGATTGCAAAAAAAACGGCGGCACGTTTCACCCCGCCGGATAAATACTCAGGGAGGGGCAATGAATTATTCCGCGTGGCGAAGGTCGTACAATCGCCAGCGCGTCAAGCTCTTGCGGAAGAACGAAAATGACATCGCAAGCCTCTTGCGCAGTTTGCGGAAAGCGATATATATCCCCGACGAAGTTGACGCGAAGTTCGAGCGGCAGGTCGAGGGGGTTCTGGAGACTTACACCGGGGCTTACGAGCAAACCCTGTTGGCGAACATAGAGCGGGCCGCGAGTTTCGAGGCTGAAGGCGTGAAGCTCCAGGGTGTGCCGTTCGTGGAAGCGGCTATAACGGCTGGGCTTGCGGCTCATCTCTTGGCCCACGTCCCTGACGCGCAAGTCTTGGCGGAGCAGGCTTTAGGCCGCAACCTGCCGAGCGGGATGACCCTATCAGGCAGGATATGGGATTTGCGTTACGAGCGCGATATCACGGCGATAATCCGCAACGGGATTGCAAGCAATTTCAACGCGGAGACGATATCACGCCAGCTTGACGGGTTTGTGCTTCCAGGCCGCCAGGTTACTACGCCCACACCCTACGGGCGCTCGCTTAACTTTGACTCTATGCGCCTCGCCCGCACGGAAGTCATGAGGGCTTACCGGGAAACGGCGAAAGAGGCGCTTGGCAGGTCGCCGTGGGTTACGGCGCTTATCTGGAGGAGGACGGGCCAGGACGAATGCGCGGAATGTGACGTGCTGGAGGGCAACAGGTACGGGCCCAGCGACGTGATCCCGATGGACCCGCACCCGCAATGCGCTTGCATTTTGGAGCAGGAAGCGATGTCCGACACACAGTGGAGCCGTGCGCTGGATGATTACATGACCACGGGCAGGGATGAGCTAGGAATAGCAGGGTGGTTGGCGGCGTGATCAAGAAGATTAAAGTGCTTGCTTACGAATACAAGGTAAAGCAGGCCGAGAGGATGGCCGAGCGCTTTGACGCTGACGCGCAACACGACCCGGTTGAAGGCGTTATTTGGTTTGATTCGAGGCTAAAAAACCGCCCGGAAAACGACATTATGCACGAGGTGTTCGAGTCCATTAAATGGCAGTTGGAGTATGACAAAGACAAGTTCAGTCACCAGGTGCTGACTGCCGTGTCGAACATGGTTTGCGCGGTTCTGCGTGACAACCCTGAGTTTACGAGGATGTTTCTGTGATTTGCCCGCTCTTGTCCCTCGGGCATCTTGACCCGCGCCAGTGCGTGGGCGAAGAGTGCGCCTGGTGGGACGCGTGGATCGGCATAGATGAGAACGGCGTCGACCGTGAAGGGTGTTGCGTTTTGATGTACCTTGCGAAGCTGGAGGAGACGGTAGAGTACGAACAGGAATAACCCGCGATAAGCGGTTTGTATAGCCCCCGAATCCGGGGGCTTTTTTAGTGCCGGGAGCATGAAAGGAAGTGGTCTAGATGGCCGAGGAGCCAGAAGGACAGGAGCCGGAAGGCAAAGGCGAAGATAGCGAACCTAAAACTTTTGACGAGGAGTACGTTAAAGAGCTTCGCGACGAGGCGGCCAAGCACCGCGTCGAAAAGCAGAAATTCGCGAAGCAGGTTGAGGATTTAACGGTCCAGGTCAAAAAGTTCAAGGACGCTGACAAGACAGAGCTGGAGCGTGTGAATGAGGAAAAGGCGCGGCTGGAGCGTGAAGTCGAAGAACGCGACCGGATGCTTACCGAGATGTCGGTCAAGGCGGCGGTTGTGGGTACCGCCTCTCAGATGGGTATCA